TCATCATAACAATTGGCACTGATACAACACTCAAACTTGTCCCAATGCATTTGATAGACTCTATTGAGTCCACTCAATGCCTGCTTACATAGCAATAGGTAATCAAGTGATGTACCAGCAAAGATACGTAACTTATCCTTGGTGAACTTCGTTGCCTCGTCCTTAACATTAGCTCTAAATATAGTACAGAGCCTCTCGCCATTCAGTGCTTTTTGTTTCAGTGTTTCCACTGATTCATAGACTGAATCCTCAAAGACAACCTTTGTAATGACACCATTAGCATCTATCTCAGACTTATCATAATCAATCAAATTAGATTTTGATGAGTCAAGAGGATGACCAGCTGAACTCGACAAATCAATTCTGTCAAATCCTGTCATTCCAGGTACACCATTAATGGCCACATCAACACTTACAAAATGAACATGTTGAATAAGGTCATTGTCCTTCATTATCTTGTAATTGCGTTCGACTAATTCATCTACGCAACTTTCAAGTAAATCAGGATCAAATAAATTACTTGGCTCCATCATTTCTTGTGCATTTTCTTGAAATGGTCGCCATGTCCCAATACCTTTAGGTTTACCATGAATACGAGGTAAATCCATTACTTCTGCCACAGTGTCACTAATTAAACTCTTTTTTACATCAGAGCGTAATGTTCGCGTACCCTTTTCATGGGGTCCATACACTTCAACAGCCGTAGCACGATCAGCGTCCATAAAACGCATACAGTGCTTAGGATTTACATCATCGATAATATCAACTCCTTCCTTAGATAAAGAGTATTGATCGAATGAATAATCGTACTGCATCTCAGTGACTCCACCATCTCCCTTCATAGGAAGTAGGTCGTCACTAAAAGATGCAATGGTATCTCTAACTTGTGACTGTATCAAGGCTCCTGCTACACCATGCTCGCCATCGCCAGCCAGGTGCATACCCATTATCACAGCTCCTCGCGCTTGAAGAACCATGACCATGCCACACATTCCATTGAATGTGTAATGATCAGGAGTATACTGAAATCCTTGATAAGACATATAGTCAGGGACATCAATTGTGGTTCTACTACTGGTACGTACTAATGACGTATAACATCCAGAAGAGCCTAATGATTGCTCCATTTGCTGTAGCACATTATCACGTGATTGGCTCACTTCCTTATTAAACCAGTCACGTCTTGGCCGATATATGCAAGTGGCAACTAAACTGTCACCGCATATATGTTCCTCGGGCAGAAACTTAATAAAACCCTTGCGTGGTTGTACACACTTGAGCCGCAAAATTGCATAGTCAGTTCCTGGTATCCGCATCATACTCTTCGCACTCAACATTTCCTTTACTTCAATTCCGGTCTCATCTTTTTGACAATTTGTGACCATAATCTTCAAAGGATATGTATGATTGACTGAATGATATGGAGCCAGCCAATAATTATTTTCCATTGGACATATATTAAAACATGTCGATCTGCCGTTAAATGATATTTTAGCGAACAAAACATTGCGCGCCACCTTATCACGTAAGTCAATGTGCGTCGTTGACGCACTTTCCTTAGAACGACGAATTAACAATGGAACTCGCTTCAGCTTCTTGGCAACCCACGGATTTGGGACTTCGCCAGGCATCAATACAGGATCCTTTTCTTGTAATGATTCAGCTGCAGCTGATATTGTTATGGCACTACGCATAACTGCTATAAGACCTACTATGGCGCCAAACGCCGCGGCAACTGGCCAATTAGCAGACAATTGTTGTACCATATTTATCGATCCATCACCAACTTGAGTACACACATGTTTAAACACATCACCGAACGTACTCTCAGCCCTTATGGGCTCCCAATCATCATCAGAATTCTGTCGTTCCAACGTCGGTTCGGGTGTTGATTCCGGGTTCAACGGTACATTATCGTTCTCACCATCATCATCACTCTCACTACCATCTTCATCTACAGAATTCAAAACACCTACCTTCAGATGTCGATTCTCGGGTAGTAGCGGCTCACCAGTAAGCATTTCTCTCTCATTTCGAGAAAGTAAATGCTCCTGATCTGCCGCAATAGCACGGATCTCAGAAGTACAAAGTTTTGCGTCATTATTCGCGCATTCCTTGCATTCACTCTTGATCATGAAGTGAGGACAAAATCCTGTATCAAACATATTTAATACCTCACTTACAACGTGTTTTTGTTTCATAGTGTGAACTCGCGACTTAAGAGCTAAAAATCTCAATACCTCTGAAATATTATCAGTGCTATAGATATCCTCAAACTCATAAGTACAACTTGTTTCGACATTATCACTACCATTGGACATTAATTTTACTTCTTGAACACGAAAATTCCAAGCACTTGGTAACTTTTCGCCGGTTGAATTTTTAAAACAACCAAGATGATCTTTATAAGCATCTTTCAAATAAACATTAACGACCACGTCGATCCTCCTCATAATAGCAGCGGCAACATTAGAAAATAAATGCGATTTGAGAGACTTAACATTTGTACTCAATACCATTAATTTAACTAACCACTGCATTAGGCCCTTGGACTCAACATCAGCCTTTAGTGCTGTTATGGGTATATTGTTCTTACACCGCAATACTCTATCTGTAGGTGGTTTTTTATACCACTCAACTTTAGTCTGCA